GATCACCAGGAATTTTTGGATAAAGGCTAACAATTTTTTATAAACTAATGGCAATATTTTTTGAAAGTGCCGATTTATAAACTGGTAACATTTTGTGACTAGATGCAATTTCTGAATATATTTTTTATTTTATTTGGATATTATAATATTATACTTATATTTGATTAATAATTAACAACTAAAACCAAACAAACAATGGAAACAATTAACAGATTAGACAACAAAATGATTCTCGAAGTGTTCGAGCTATTTAAAAACGATCCTAACTGGCACTACAAATTTACAGTTAATGCACCAATAGTTTTTAATGACGATTTCTGCGAACTTTCTTTAATTTTAGGCTATGAAGCCACTACCCATTATTTAACAATACCTACCCACGTATTTAATAGGTATGGGGATGAGTTTTTGGAAGAAGAGGGGATCTATAAAGAAGCTAGAATGACTATTGCATTAGGTGGTACTAAACTTACAGAAGAAGAAGCAGAAGGGATTTATGGTGATGATGGCGTAGTTTTTTACTATACCCGCATGAAATTAACCTACGAACAAAAGATGGAATTTAGCGAATTTATTATTGACAAACTATTTTGGGATTTATTTTCTGAATATAAATATACAAACTAATGAGAAACTTACTAGAAAGATTAAAGCCAGAACACAAAATGAACTTAGATATTTGTTCAAAGGACTACCCCTCTACTATAAATAGTATATATTCAGCACTAGAACAAAATTATTTTATTATTGATCTTAAATTCGATATTGTATTTAGTCTTAATTTTGAATGTTTAAAGACAACCACAATTCAATATAATAAAGTAGTAGATTTATTTAACGATTAACCCACTTAATTAACCCACTTAAAAACCAAACAAAATGGAAATTAAAATTAATAACAAAATTGTAGATAGGTCCTCCATAGAAATTGATGGAATAGATACACAAGATTATCCAGATTTTTGCGATGCCTATATTTCTTATGCTCAATTCGATGATTCTGTTGAGCTAAACGATAAGGAATTGGAAATCCTCCAGGAGCAACTCTACGAAGATATGAATCAAATGGTTATGGATATATTATTTTAAAGCTATGGAAAGATTAATAGAAGCATTAATAGTAACCTCATTTGTAGTAGCAACATTATTTATTGCTGGACTAAGCCTTGAATTTGCTGTAAAAACAATATGGAAATTTATGAAATCATGAAAGTAGGAGATTTAGTAGAATGTATGACAAGCTATTCAGAATCTAATGCTAAAAGCCTTTTCGGTTTTGATGTAGGTATCCCAGTAGAAAATAAAATCTATACAATAAGGGGAATAAAAACAATATTAGACTTTAAAGGAATAGTACTAGAAGAAATAGTTAACCAAGAACTTGAAACAGAACTTTTTGGAAGAGTAGAAATACAATTCGATTCGGCTTGTTTTAGATTATTACCAGAAGCAGATTTATCAGAACTTAAAGAATTATTATGAAAAACGAAGAACAACAAATGGCTCATAATAGGCTCAATAGGCTCACGCAAGAAACACTTGAACAAGCAGCTGAAAAATATGCTCACAATTATTTCAATATGCATGAAACCAATAACTATATAGCATTAAAGCAAGGTTATGAAGCTGGAGCAAAGGAGATGGCTGAAAGAATGTATAGTGAAAAAGAAGTTTACTCCATTTTAGAACAAGCTATGAAAGATTGTTATCGATATGAATTAGAAGAGCATTATTCAGGAGATTATAGAAATTTAAAGGAATGGTTCGAAACATTTAAAAAGAAGTAATATGGAAACTTTAATAATATTAACTTTAGTACTTAACTGTTTTTGTTTTTATGCAATTTATTTACTTAGGCAAGAATTTGAACAATTTAAAAAAAAGTAAGATGAGCAATAAACAGATGACAGCATTACAAAATTTTTGGGATAAAATAGCATTTAAATTATCAGTTGAACAAACGAATGAGTTTCTGCCTGAATTTGAACAAGCCAAAGAAATGGAAAAGCAGCAGATTATTGATTCCATTACCCAATATGAAATAAAATATAATAATGTATTTTCAGAACAAGGAATATTAAATGTTGTTAATAAAGCAGAACAATACTACAACGAAACATTTAAAAACAAATAAGATGAAACTATCAGAAGAAAAAACAGAAAAAGTATTTAATAGTTTATCAAGGATGAAATTATTAACACAAATTATGGATTTTGAATATAATATGGAAATGCCAGATGTAGCACGATCCCCCCTTGTTAGAAACCATATCTACAGAATTAAGCAGTCTGTATCGGAAATCAATATAAATCTCTCACACGTGCTTAAAATGGAAACTACAACCGATGCGGATTTGGTAGATGAGTTTTCTGGAGAGATCATGGATTTAATTACAGTTGTAAGCCATATGGATATTGATTCACTTAAAGCATTTAATAAAGATTTAAAAACCTACTTAGAAAATAAATAATATGAAAATTAGCGATTACAGAGTAAACAGAAACCTTACCCAGAAAGAGGTAGCAAAAAGAATGGGAGTTAGTCAAGCAATGGTATCTTTGATAGAATCAAGTAATAACCCCACTATTGGAACAATGAGAAACTATTTTAATGCTATGGGCTATACCTTTTCAATCGAACCAAAGTTTATTGGATATAAAGCACTTTTAAATAAAGAATAGTAAAATATCAAAATTAATTATTAACTTTAACTTATGTTAACAACACTAATTATAGCCCTGGCATTACTAGGTTTTTGTGCAGGAGTAATCGTAGCAGATTATTATATAAAACGTATTAAAAAGACAATTTATTGGTTAAATATTTATGAAACTGATACAGGATTTTTATTTTCTGATAGATTATTATGCGAGACCAAGAGAGAAGCAATTTTTGATGCTGGTGGTAGAAAAGATTATGTAAAAACTATAAAAATAAGATTATGACACCGAAAGAAAAAGCAAAGGAATTAGTTGATAAAATGTTTAGCCTATCATACCATTTACATGCTTTCCCAGCCAAACAATGTGCATTAATTGCAGTAGATGAGATAATACAATTACGAAAAGGATATTTTGATTGCATTAATCCAATGCAAGATGAAAAATACTGGCAAGAAGTTAAACAAGAAATAGAAAAGCTATGAGGGATCTAAGTAAAAGATGCAATAAAACCTTAATAAGAGATTATTTAAGCAATCCAAATCAAACAATGGAACAATTAGCTATAAAATATGGTTATACAAGTGGTCAGGCTTGTAGTTATCAAGTAACGAAATACCTTAAATTAAATACCAAGAATCGTAAGTTAGCATTAAAGCAATATTAATTTTAATTTGTAGATAAATATTATTATATTTGAATATTAAACAACTAAAAACCAAATAAGATGAAAACAAAAGAAGAGATTGAAAAACAACTTAAAGCTCCAATGGTGTACAAATGGAGAATCCAAAGTATTAGTGAGTATAAAGCAAGTTGTGTTGCCTATATTGATGCTAGGGATGTTATGGATAGACTAGACGAAGTTTTTGGAGTAGATGGATGGGAAGATCAATATCATGAAGCAGATGGTAAATTATTCTGTAAATTAACTTGTTATTTCCCTGGCAACCAATCCCCCACAACTAAATCAGATACTGGTTCAGAATCAAATGTAGAAAAGGATAAAGGATTAGCATCCGACACTTTTAAAAGAGCAGCAGTTAAATTTGGTATAGGAAGATTTTTGTATAGCCTAGGTATTGAGGAACTAAAAGTTAAAAAACATACTAATGGCAAGAATTATCCTGTAGACACAAAGGGGAATATTTTATGGACTTCAACAGATTTAAATTCATATATCAACTCTAAAAACAAATAGCTATGAAGCCAGATTCAATTAGTGGATTTGTCCACATAACAACGCTATTTTTAGTAATAGCCAAAGCATTTAAGCTAATAGAAATTTCCTGGTTGGAGGTTTTTTATCCGATGCTAATTCTTTATACAGTTTCATTAATTGCTATTTTAGTAGTCATGATTATTGCAGGGATATATGCAGTAAAAGAAATGAAAAAGAACGATGGAAAAGATAACTAATATACCCCATGGTACTGATGAATGGAGAAGAGCTAGGTATGGTAAGTTTACCCCTAGTGAACTCCACAGACTTATGGCAGAACCTAGAGTAAAAACAGAAGTTCTTAGTCAGGGAGCTATTACCTATGTAAAAGAAAAAGTTTGTGAAGTATTAATCGGGGAATTTAATAACCAAAATGATTTTTCAAATGCCGCTACAGCTTGGGGAAATTCTTATGAAGATGAAGCAATCAATTTATTCTCGGACCTACATGACGTTGAAATCATTAAGCCAGGTCTTATTAATCATAACGATTATTTTTGTGGAACGCCTGATGGAATTTCTAAAGATAAGTCTTTTGGTATTGAAGTTAAGTGCCCTTATAATCCTTCTATTCATTTGGATAACGTACTTCTTAACGAAGAGGATTTTAAGAAAGCTAGGAAAGATTATTATTACCAAATTCTAGGATATTCAATATTGACAGGAATAAAAGATTGGTATTTTGTAAGTTATGACCCCCGAACTACTGATAAACTTAGATTATCGTATCTAAAGATAAACCGAAATGAGGAAGATGTAACCAACATTCAAAAGAAGCTAAAAGTAGCAAACTATTATAAACAATCATTATTAAATCAATTAAACAAGTAAAATGGAAACAAAAAAATCAAAATTCTGTGGTAGTGGTCAACAATTAAATGATGATTTCTTAATCGACCTAAACTTAAACCAA